GTTAGCTAATGCACTCTTAGTAACTAACAAAGGATCTATAATTCCGGCTTTTACCATATCCACCGTATTTCCTGTAACCACATCTAATCCTTTACCTTCTTCAAGCTTTTTAATTCTTCAACCCCTGCGTTTTTTAATATTAATTCATAAGGTCTTCTTATAGCTTGATATAATACTTCTTCCCCTATACAAGTTGGTTTTAAATTAAAACTAGCATTTAAAAGAGCTATACCACCACCTGGTACTATACCTTCTTTAATCGCGGCTTTTGTAGCACAAATCGCATCTTCAACTCTATCTCTTTTCTCTTTTAATTCTATCTCAGAGTTTGCCCCAACTTTAACTGTAGCTACTTTAGCTTTTAGTTTAGCTAGTCTTCTTTCTAGTCTAACTATAATATTAGGGTTTTTAGTTTCTTTTATGTTTCTATCTAACAAAGCAATAGTTTCTTTAACTTCCTTATTTTCAGTTAAATCAACTTTTAATATTGTTTCCTCATGGTTAGTTATAGATTTAATACATGACCCTAAATGTTCAGGTTGTATAATATCCATATCATCTCCTAGATCTTCGTTAATAAGTGTAGCACCAGTCACAGCACATAGATCTGATAATACATCTTTCTTGCTGATTCCGTATACTGGTGCATCTATGATGTTGACTTTTATATTGCCTTTAGATTTATTCATGGCCAGCGCGGAAACCACTTGTTGGTCAACATCTGCAATGATAAGTAAACTCTTACCATTTTTAATAACATATTCAAGAACTGATTGTATCTTCCTAACGTTAGGTATTTGCGATTCAACTATTAAAACTAATGGATTATCTAGTTCTGCCGTCCCTTTTTCTTTGTTAGTAATAAAATGGTTGTTCTTTAATGCTTGGTCATATTGAACACCCTCTATCAACTCTACTATAGTTTCAGGCTGTTCATTTGTTTCCATCATAACAACACCTGTCTCGTCTACTAATCTAAATGCTTCACCTATAACTTTACCTAACTCTTTATCGTTGTTAGCAGATATAGTAGCTACTTGATCAATCTTTTTACCAGTAACTTTTTTAGATTTTTTATTTAAATACTTTATAACTTTATCAACACCTGATTCAATACCTAGTTTCATCTCTCTTGGATTATCAAGAAGAGAATGCTCTGTAGCTTGGTCTAATATTGCTTTAGCTAAAACAGTTGCTGTAGTTGTTCCATCACCAGCGTCTGATACTGTTCTTTGAGCTGCTTGCTTAATTAGAGTTGCTCCAATATTTTCTAAAGAATCTTGTAGTGTAATTGAATTAGCTACTGTTACTCCATCTTTTGTTATTTGTGGTACCCCATTGCTATCTTCTAGTATAACACATTTCCCACTTGCTCCTAGCGTAGAACCCACTGCATTAGTAAGTTTCTCAACGCCAGTTAATATCTGACTTCTAGCTGTATCACCAAAAGCCAGATTTTTAACTAACTTTATTTCTTGCATTTAATTTAATTTGATTTTATTTGTTTTGAATATTTACTCGAAGGTTTTAACTACTTTCGGTCCTTTGGTAAACTCTAGTTTTTTAGCATAATGCTCAATAGAAGCATCTATTGCTTGCTCTGCTCCACTTATAGTTTCTCTTCTGGTAACATCGATCCAGTCATCTGAGTCGATAGATTTATATTCGGTTTGTAAAAACCCATTAGGTAATTGAACTATTCTCCAGTTTTTCTTCTGTGAAATATGTTTCCAGTACTTAATGGTATCTTCTGTTGGTTGTGGTGCACTATTCCACGTATTGGTGCGGGTATATAAAAACGTCATGGTTTTTTTTATTTATTGGTTATTGTATATGTATTTGTGTATTAATAAAATGAATAAGGCTCCTAAAGTAAATCCAAGTATATATGGATCTAGTGAGGTTCCATGTTCAAGTATTAATGGGTTTGTATCATCATAATAGTCCATATATATACTATCACTTAATAGTTCGGTTATTTAATGTTTAACCAGCATGAAAATGTAAAGCATATCCTGACTTTGTTCCTACTTCTGAGGTTCCATTAGTCCATTCTTCTAATGACTCGGGCATAGGATTTGGATTATTAAAGCCACTTGGTACGTAAAAATTTTGGTCTGTTCTAGAAATAAACTGATTTGAAATTAGGTCTCTACTTCCTGCAATTGTTACTCCATCAACTCCACCAACAGCTGAAGAAGATGACATAGAAACAACTATTACTATCTCTTCTCCTGCGCTAAATTTATATGTTGTTGCATCGAACTCAGTATCTCTAAATACAATAGTATTTGGTTGGTTTTGGTCTGGTGCTACGTGAGGTGCATCTTGACTTCCTTGTAGCACTAATGCACCACCACTACGTATATTACCTTTGTAAACAAATACACTCACAGGACCTTGACCATCAAATCTCATAAAAGATACTGCACCAATTGTGCAGTCAGTTTCACATACACTTTGCCTTGCAATTGTAAATGGAGGGTCTCCTTCTGGAAGATTTATTGGGAAAGTTGCGGAGTATATACTAAATGTATTAAAACCGTTTGCTGGTGGTGGAGACCAAGTATTGTCACCTCTTAAAAATGTTGTATCATCTTTTGTTCCAATGGCAGATAAATCTATATTACCCATTGATACAGCACCTGTTGCGGACGTATTTTGAGTTGCAGCTGATATAAAAGTTCCATTAGCATTAGTAAAAGATGATACGCCAGTACTACCACCTGAACTTTTTAGATCTATTTCATTATTAAACATAGATACGGAAACTGAATTGTCTGATGACGTAATTGACACGAAAGAATCTGTTCCGGTAGCTGATGCATCTAATAATAGCTCAACCTTATTTGCACTTGGTTGCGAAGCTGATAGACTATATGTAGTGTCAGTACCTATATATTGAGGTATGTTAAGTGTTGTACCGTTCCAGGTTGCAACGCCCGATGTTCCTATAGTCGTAAGCGTAATATCAGTAGTATTTTCCCAAGGAACATGAACACCTGCTTGGCCAAGTGCATTTATTTGAACTCCATAGTTTTTAGATACAACTGGAGGGTTAACTGTTGATGTAATTGCAGGAAGAACTATATCAGAAAATAATTTAATACCACCAATATTTGAAGCACTAGCAGCAGAAGTTGTACCTGTCCAAGGAACGTTTACAACTGCTCCACCACCAGCATTTAATTGAACACCATAAGTTCTTCCAGCATCGGTGGTTGGTGTTTGAGTAACTGCTGTTACTGTTGGGCCTATTATTTTAATCCCGCCTAAAGCAGTACTTGTGGCAGCTGGCAAAACGTAGGAAGCAGTTGATCCTATTGTAATAGCGCCGGTAGATCCAGATAAAGATATATTAGGTCCAGGTGTTAAAGATGTAACACCTGTATTTCCTATAGTTACATCTCCTGTTGGAGAACTAACTGATATACCTTGTCCAGGAATAATAGTGTCTACTACGTTTATAGCATTTTTTACAGCAGATATACTTGCGTTTTTAGTTTTATCACCGTCTTCACTATCAGATATTAATATTAAATCTCCATTAACTAAGGTTGATTTTATTGGATAACTAAATAATACTGCCATAATTTATTTATTTATTTTTTTTAATAGGCGGAGATACGTTGGTTTTTTCAACCGCTTGAAATACTTTATAATCGCCTGCAAACTTACTAGGAGGTCTACTATAAGGCGCTTTGTTGGTTGACTTAGTTTCTAAAATATAATCATCATCTTTAGTCAAGCCTTTATTACTACCAGACTTAAACTTTTTTAAATTATCTACTCTGTCACCAGGTTTTACAAAAGGATATTCAGAGCTAGTAACAAAGTCATCTTCGTCAGTTTTTACTGATTGACCAGCTATTGATTTTTTAACTGTCATAGCTTTTTTTGCTAAATTAATCATTGACCTATTTGTTTTTCCTCCAGGAGTTAAGCCATTTCGCTTACTAGCTCCATATCTTCCGCATTTTAAACTCATATTAAATACCTCTCATATGTTTCATTATAGGACTTCTGTGTCCTTTTCCTTTAGCTTTTTTGTCAGCTCTGTTATTTTCTAGATAATGTAATCTAGCAGAAGCAGATAGGTTTTTATTATAAGCTTCTTTAGCATCATAAGATTCCCCACTCATAGAACTACCGTATTTTTTAGACATTGATGCACCTTTTTTCTTCATCATAGCTGCTCCTTTTTTCATTGCATCTTTTTCTCTGTCTATAACTGGCATATACTTAGTGTCAGCATCTTTAATGCCTTTAGGTTTTTTCTTACTAGCACCCATCATCTCAAGTTGCCCTTCAGCAAACTCTCTAGATATTGCAGCGGCTGCTTTTGCTTTTCCAGATTCACCCCCGCCGTATTTTCTTTTTTTAGCTCTTTTAAGAGCTCTTCTTTTACCTCCTGCAGTTTTATTTTCAAACTTTCTGGAAGCGCCGTCATTGTCTTTTTTCATCATGATTTTTTATTTTAATTAGTTTGTGCACTTATTTATAGTATTCACACACTGTGAGTGTTTTTTACTTTTATCTTTAAAATTTATTCTGGGTTTTCAGGTTGTTCAGGGCATTCCTCACCATCACATACATAGCCTATTAAAAGACCAGAAGCAAATGTCAAAGTAATTTGGTTAAATTTAGTTGGTATAACTACATTTGCGTTTATACCTGGATTAGCGCCGAAAGGGCCACTAGGGCTAGATATATACATATCAGCTGTAAATGCTTTATCTACAGTTGTGTTAGCTCTAAATCTTGCTGTTCCATCTACATCTAGTTTATTAGAAGGAGTAGTAGTTCCAATACCTACATCACCATTGCCATTAACTATAAATCTTGTAGTTCCACTATTAGTTGCAATTCCACTAGATAATGTAATTCCAGTTCTCACTTGAAATGCAGTTCCATCACTTCTAGTAGTACCTACACCAACTCCAGTGTTTAAGTTATTACCCCATCCATTAACAATATTACAACCAGCAAACGTGTTTTGATCTGTAGTTAGAGCCAAGAGAGGATTTCCTGAAGTATCAGGCATCTGTATACCACATCCTACACCTTCTACTTTTAAGTATCCGCTAGATACATGAAGCTTTCCAGAAGGACTAGCTGTTCCAATACCAACATTGCCGCCGTTGAAATAAGAATTACCATCAGCATTAATATCTGCTTTCAAAACACCATCGCTGTACATTTTCATTTCGGCTTCTCCTCCTGTTCCACTAGAAAGAAATTCAAAAACATTGTCACCTGCATCGCCTATCATAGCTAGATAATCTCCTCCGGCTATTGTGTTTTCTATATACGCAGCGTAAGTTGCTGAAGTAGATTCTTTAACATGTAATTTTTTGGAAGGACTAGTAGTTCCAATACCAACATTACCACCGGATGTGATACGCATTCTTTCAGATGGTGCTGAATCAGAATTAGAACCATTTGTATTGAAAGTCATATATGTTTGATACGACGCATTACCGTTTTCAAAAGCTTCTATAGAAGCATGTACATTACTACCTGCATTTAGTGGTCTAAAACCTACACCGGCTTGGCCGTTTAAGGATCCTGACGCACCACCACCATTAATTTGTAAGTATTGCTTTGAAGAACTTGTGCCATTTAATTTAACTAGTACTTCATCTAAAAAAACTACTGCCATTTAATTTAATTTTATTTTATTTTATTATTGTTATTTTGTTATTAAAGCTCTTATAGCTCCTGCAGCAATGCTACTTGCTGTTGTTACAACAACTGTATTAACACTAGTCCTATCTACATTAGCGTATACATTTTCTTTTGTACTAGTGTCGTACAATTGAACAATAACATCAGAAGTTCCTAAGTTGTGAGTAAACGTGTGTGAGGTACCAGAGCTAGCATTGTTTCCTGCAAAAGTACTTCCTTGGCCTATATAAGTTGATAGAGCTTCTATAGGTAAAGCTAAGTTGGTCTGTGTGTTACCACCGTCATACACTAAGAACGTCATTTCATCTTGAGCAGTAAAAGTTGTAGCATTATTTGCTATGTCAACCCCTACTGTAGCTGTACCTGAAGAATAACTTACTTTCAAGCCATCTAAACCACCAGGCCCATTTACATTAACATTACCAATACCAATTTGTGATGCTGTAGCTACATCAGTGTCAGACTGTATTACTGCAAAGTTACTTTCACTTGCACTTCCTGAAGCGGCAGCTGTTTGAGCTAATACTGAATCACCAGGTGTTAAAGGAGTATTTGGATTACTAAAGAAATTACCAGCAACAGTTACTACGTAATAATCACCAACTGCTACAGCTGTGTTAGTATATAAGTTTGTACCAGCCACTGCTGTTACCCCAGTGTTAGCATTGAAACCACCTTTTACATTAAATCCTCCTACAATAGCATTATCTACATAAGTTTTGTTAGCAGCATCATCACCGGAAGTTGGAGTTCCAACATCTGTAATTTTAAAACCGCCTAAAGCTAAATCAGCCTCAGCCTCTGCCCATGTGCTTATAGTTACATCAGTGAATTTTGTTTTGTTAACTTTCCAAGAAGTAGCACTAGTGTCAGGACTCCATAATAATACATCAGTAGAATAATTACCTGGACTAGTCAGTGACATTACTTTTGTACGAAGACCAAGGGTCTGTATTATTGTAGTACCAGACTTTGTTGGGGTTTGAGGAATAATTCCTGGTTGAGTTAAATCTTCTCCAAAAAATACATTATCTCCATCACTAACATCTTGTGTTGCACCTGAAGCACCTAACTTCCACTTAGTATAACTAACAGGAGCATCTATCCACTCAACACCATTACCAGAACCACCAAGAGAGGATAGTAATTGTCCAGCAGTACCTGTTTGGTCATTAACATCTTTTAAATCTCCTTGTACACGTAATGTTTTTAATGAGGTAGTTGGATAAGAAATATCTAAAGTTGTACCAGAAACTGTAAGATCTGAATTGCCAAGTGTAGTTGTATTAGTTACAAACACAGGTATCGTTCCAACCGTACCACTACCACCGATGCCTACGCCATCTGGTAGACTTATCCATCCAGTCCCATTAAAGTATTTTAATTTATTAGATGTGCTGTTGAATATTATATCACCAGCATTAGCAGTTCCAGTAGAAGGATCCGATGTTACGTTTTCTAATCTAGCTCCCAGTAATTGATTCTGGTTTAACTGAATATTGTCTAAAAAATTTATCGCCATTGTGTTAGTTTAAGTATGCATACCCTGAAAATGGTGCACTGAACGTTATTGTTATATTATCTTTGTCTATGTATTTTATATTACCTATCATTACCTCTTTTGACTCATTTACCACTGTTACTGAAGGAAACTTATCTAAATCATGTTCAATAACCCATGTAGCAGAAGGCACACCTTGAGTAAAATCAAAAGAGTCACTAGAAAAACTACCTATTGCCTTTAAGTTAGTTGTCTTAGTCTTAAACCTTGGGTCATTGCTCGTAGAATCTGATATTATTATCTCATCACCTGGATTTAATGGAGCATTCTTAAAAGGATAAGACGTTATTATCGGCATATACTTAATTTTTTTGTTAATTTCTTTGGTTTTTCACCTAATTATACTTTATTACACGTAAATAAGCGTATTTACTTAATATAGGGGTGACAAATGCCCGTTATTAGGTAGCTCTAACAGGCTAATGTCACACTGTATTTAGATATATATAAGTTATGTGCTGCCCTACCACAATAATATTTTGTTTTTAAAACCAAATGCATTTTTAAATTGCGGGGTTCCGTACGTTTTCATAATTTTATTTTGCATATATGCGAATTTACGATACGATATTGCGTCATCGAATTTCCGTACGAGTTTAGGATGTTTTAGCTTTTACTATTACAGACTATATACGACTATACATAGATAATATATATGTAACTAATAAATAAATGACATATGACTATAATAAATAAACTAACATCGCTCGAAGTAATCTTACCTTTAACATTTATCACTTATGAATGTCTATTCTTAATGAATATAATGTAAGATATTAAGATAGTGCGCGATACACTTAACAACTAAAATAAACTAATAAACTAACATACACTTTTACAAACTAAATACGACAAGTAAAAGATAATAATAATAACTAAACTAAATAAATATAAACTATATGAAAACTAATAACTTAACAACAAAAAGATTTGTAATAAGAAAATCTTTACTCGGAAGTAATACAGTAATTACATTCACTAACAAAAAAGATCAAACATTTACTTATGATCATGATGAAATTTACTCAACATTCCAACAAAAGTTTGAAGAAATGCCATGTTTCCAACAGTACAAATCTTATACAAATAGTAATACTGTTCCAAAATTCTGTAGAGAATTATCAACAGTAAAATAATAAACTAAAACTCTTAGTTGATAGTCATACTTTAGAGAGTATAAATATAACGAACATATGACTCAGCACATAGCCG